TCGCCGCTGTGCGCTAGCTATACAACCTTGCCCGCGAACAGGCCGAAGAGAGCGGCCAGCGATGAACTCGCTGCGCCGAACAGCCACGAGTCTGCAGCCGACTCGCTCGCTGTTGGACTTGGGAACGCAAACGACAAAACGACCGCTAGGACGAAGAAAACAAACGTCAAACCCAACAGCAGGAGGACGGCCACCTTGAAGAAGGGACTCAGACTGAGAGAGGCCGCCGCCGCGCCCTCGCTATTCACCGCACGCGCTTCTAGCTAGGCGCTTGATTGCGCAGCAGCCTGCGCTTCGGCGCGTGCTGGCTGTAGAACGATCTTTCCGTCACGCTCGACGACGACCTCGGTAGTCACCTTGGGCGACGTCGTAAAGACGGCCTTCGCGATACCTTCGGCCATTCGTAGGCGGGGATGTTTACTTGCGGCCTTCATCACAAGTAAAGGATAGCGGTCGCCGCAACGCCAAGCAACCGCTACTCGGCGTCCGATTCTTCCGGTTCTTCCGTTTGCGACTTCTTCATCTCGTCGATCTCGGCCTGCATCTTGCTCAGCACGTCCCCGGGCTCGTCGTCGTCGTCGTTCAACGTCCAAGCGCTAAGCACTTGCGCGGGGCCATGAGGGGTCCCACCTTTGTATCCCGCGATGATCACGGCCAGCTCATCGAAGCCCAATGTATGGAGCGACGACGGATGGAAGGCCCTTTCGGGCTTGTATTGCCTGTCGCTCAGTGCCCGCACGAGCTGCGCCACTGCGCGTTCGAGGCGTGTGATGCGTTCTTCTGGGGTTAGCTCAGCCATGGGGATTTCGCCCGGTAGAGGACGCGCGACAGATGCTAGTCAGTCGTGCGCTCGCGCGCCGACTCTCCCAACGTCACAGGTCCAGTTGCGCGCGCTCGCCGAACTACGGCGTCCCGTAGCGTAGCTCGCATCAGCCGAAGCCGTGTCTGACTTGCCCAACAAACACAGGACCTCACTGCTACTTACTAATAACTAGCTCGGCCGCGCGAAAAGATGTGACACGCTTTTTATATCCTGGCCCCCAAGACGCTATACTTTTGCGTCAGTCGCTTCGGTACCGCCCAAGTTGAAGGGCCAGACTGAAGTCACTTGAAGGGTGCGCTCGGTCCCGCCCGTCTTTTAGGGCCAGGCTGTGAGACCACTCGGATACGTAGTCCTCTTATCCGATGGGGTTTCAACCGTGACCGAACCGAAGCACAAGCAGCCAAGCACGAAGTTCATCTTCCCGCTGCCGCAGTCCCAACTTGACGACCTCCGTGCCGTAAGCCGCCGCACAAAGACACCGGTCGCGAGACTCATCCGCCGCGCACTCGACCGCGAACTGAAGACAGACGTAGAACTCGCACCGCTCGTGCGAGTGATCGCCTCCGATCCGACCATTGCGCTGGCCTGGGTCGCCTTGATGGAGCAGGTCGAGAGCGATCAGTCGCGTTCGCCAGCAGAGAAGGAGCTTGCACGCACGTACGCCCGGATCGTGACGGCAGGTCAGGATAGGTGTCAAGCGCAGCGGCGCTCATGCGGCCGCCTTCCCGCGGTTGAGCTTCCAACACTGGAGACAAACCCTCCAAAGTTCCTGCGTTGGCTCTAGGCCGCAATCGCGACAAAGCTCTGGCGTGGGTGCAGGATGCTTGCCCCGACGAGTGGGCTTTGGCACCTCGATAAGCGACAACTGGGCGGGGTTCATTGCTGCCCCTTCGGGCGCCACGAAGTACGACGGTCGAGCCAACCGGCGACTTCCGTGCGATCGAATCGAAGGTCGCGCGGCCCGAGCCTCACCACGGGGATCTCGCTGCGGCGCGCTAGCGCCCACACCCTTTGGCGCGGTACACCGAGCATTTGGGCGACCTCGCGCGCGGTCAGTAGAACGTTGGCGTCGGTGGTACCGCTGCGACGGCTAAGCCGGTCGGCGACGCGATCAGCCACCCGATCGGGAAGCACCATGACCTGCGCATCGGTGGGCGTGAGGTCCATTCCTACTCGCCGGCGCCGCTACAAACGTGGCTGGCGCGGTCCGTCTCGGACTCGTGCGCGTAAAAGACACCGTTGCCCAGTTCCCGCATCGAGTCCACGGGGTCGGCGCCGTTCGCGACGCGCGTTCGATGGGGCGGCCACGGCGACCCACGGCGGCGACTTACTAGCCCTGATGCGGGAGCGCCGGCAGCGCGGGCACTCGGAGCGCGACACGACCACTCTCGGCGCGCGAATCATGCTGGCGGTTGGCTCGGGCACCGACTACGACGTCGCGGTAGAGCAGGCTCTTGCCGAGGTCGCAACGCGGGCATCTGCACCCGCGCCGGGGATTCGCTTTATGTCGGCTGCGGAACTGCGCCGCACGACACCCGACGAGCCCGATTGGCTGTGGGACGGCTACATCGCTAGCGGCTGGCTGACCCTACTAGGTGGCAAGCCGAAGGCTGGGAAGTCAACGCTTCAGAGCGCGCTCGTCGAGGCGTGCGTGTCCCGCGCGCCGTCGTTTCTCGGGAGAGCCGTGAGCGGCGGTCCAGTCGTCGTCGTCACGGAAGAAGGCGCGGTGACGGCGCTCAACAAACTCCCGGCGAGCGACGACGTTCGCATCCTCGTGCGTGAACACGCCTGGCCGAAGCCGACTTTTCCCGACCTCATCGCCGCGGCCGTTGACGAAGCCGAGCGCGTCGGCGCAAAGCTGCTCGTGGTGGACTCGTTCGCGTTCTGGGCGCAGCTTGGAGCGGATGCCGAGAAGGACGCCGGAGCGGTGCAGTCGGCGATGGCGCCGCTGCTTGAGGCAGCGTCGGCAAAGCTCGCGCCGCTGCTGATCTGCCACCAGCGCAAGGCACCCGGGGATGGCGGAGATGCGTTGCGGGGCAGCGGGGCGATTGCGGCCAACGCCGACATGATCCTGGAGTACGAGCGCATGACCGGGGATACGTCCCCGCATCAGCGCCAACTACTCGCGGTAGGGCGCTGGGCATCGACGCCGCCGCTGCTCGTCGTGGACTACGACCCGCAGGAAGGCAGCTGGCGAGTCGTTGGGGAAGGTCAAGGACGCGGGGATGGTGAGCGGTTCGCTTGGCGTGAGCGACTGACTGCCGCGCTGCCACCGTGCGAGCCCGGCGCCACTTACGCCGAACTCGGGGAGCTAGTCGGCGCGCAGAAGGCTAAGTGGCTGGGCGAACTAAATGCGCTCGTTGCCGATGGCACGATCCAGACCGCGGGCGACGGTAAACGTGGCTCTCCGAAGCGCTTCTGGCGCGCTGCGGTTTCCGTTCCAGCTTTCCGTTCTGAGCCTGAAACGGAAAGGAATGGAAACGCTGATCTGTTTCCGTTTTCCGTTATAGAGAACGGAAACGGAAACAGCATCCAGCAAACCGTTCCGGCGGCCGTAACGGAAACGGATAACGGCGACCTTGACGCCGACCGCGAAATCGATCGCGTAGCGGAGAAGTTCGGGGACCTGTTCACTACCGCGGACGGGATCAGCGCATGAGCGTCGATCTCAAACGGCAGCAGACATGCCGCGGCGACGTAGTAGCGCTCTGCGCGCTCGGACGTCGGCTCTGGCACGAGGAATCGCGGCAAGACGATTGGATCGGTGAAGCGGAGCGCAGCCTGATCGCGCGCTTGATCGCTCCGTTCTGGATCGCGCTGGATACGGACCGCCAAGGCGAGGTCCGGCAGATCATCGCCAATGAGCTTGACGATCCCGAGTTCGCGTTCACTGGGCTCGACTCGATGGTCCGTGACTCGCGTCTAAGAATGTGGCTCAGCGCTCAAAGCGACCTGTCGCTGGGTGACGCAATCGGCTACCTCGTGACCGGCGAAGCGCCGGCATCGCAAGCGGAGGTCAGCCGATGACGTCTGATGTCGCTACACCCGAAGCCAGCAAGGCACTCGCTGCGCCGGGTTGCCGCTGCGATCAACCCGTCGCGGACCTGACAGCGCACTGCATACGGTGCGGGCGACGTATTCGCTCGATCGTGTGTGATCGCTGCGGCGGGACCGACCTAGTCGAGATCGAACACCATGGCGACATTGCCGTCATCCGCTGCGAAGCGTGTCGGTATGCCGGTAGACGTCCGACCGTTGCACGGCATAGGCGGATCGTCACAACGCCCGCGGCAAGGGATGGTGAGCGATGACCTGCCTACTCGGGAAGGTAGTCATTCCTTGCGAATCGCAAAGCGAAAAGCACGGCGGCGCGCTCGGAGCGCAGCCAAGGCAGTCGCCGCCACGCGCCGAGAAATCGGCACTGGGTTTGCCGATGTTCACTACTAACGGGTCATCGCGAGCCGTCAGCGCAACCACTCCAAGCCATCCCGGTAGGCAACGCGTTGACGGCAGAGCGACATCGTCGGCCGCGCCCTGCGTGCTGGGGTCCCCCCGCGTTGCGAGCGGACCATCGCTCGCCGCACAAGCGACACATACCCGGCGCCCAGGGCAAAAGCCTGTCGCGACCTCGGCGCCACCCTTCGATCCCGACGCGGGCCTTCTTGGCAATCCCAGGTCATTTTTTGGGGGCTCTCGTGGGTGAGATCCCCGCAAAATCAGCCCGCGGGCACCGAACTAAGCCGCGTAATGATCGCGTTTCTACGCCAATTTCGTCCGGTTTGACCGCGATTAACGCGCCCCGCGAACTCGGTTCAGCGGGTCGCCGCGCGTGGTATTCGGCTCGACGCTCGGCGCCGTGGCTCGATGGCGGGGGCGATGAGTTGCTGCTGCGTCGGTTCGCTGCGTTGCACGATGAACGCGCAAATCTTGAAGCTGAGATCGCGGAGCATGGCCGCTTCACGGTCGGCAGCATGGGTCAGCAGGTCGAGCACCCGGCCGTCCGCATGCTTGTTTCATTGGACGAGCGAACGTTGAAGTTCGCGAGCGCGTTGGGGATCGGCCCGGTTGCGCGCCGCCGGCTGACCGGGCGGTTTGATGCCCCACGCGAGCGTCCTCAGTTGGCGACCGTGACGGACATCTACGCCGCGGCGGAGCGGAGCGGATGAGGACGATCGAGGACGTTATCCCGGAGCGCAACCGCACGCTCGCGCCGCAGGTCATCGACTGGGCTCACGAGTACCTGCGCCAGCCCTACGACGGCGAACCGTTGCGGCTGTCCGTTGAGATGATGCGCATTCTCGCGCGGTGGTACGCGATCGACAACGAGGGTCGGTTCGTCTACCGGCGGGGCGCAGTGCGCCGGATGAAGGGCTGGGCCAAGAGCTATCTCGCAGCCGTCCTAGGCGCGGTCGAGTTGTGTGGCCCATGTCGTTTCGGTGACTGGGATGCGGGAGGAATGCCGGTCGCCGTCCCCCACCCGGAACCGTGGGTGCAGGCTGGCGCGGTCAGTCAGGACCAGACTCGAAACACGACCCGATATCTCCAGTCGATCTTCTCCGACAGGGCGATCTCCGAGTACGGCATCGAGTTAGGGCAGACGATCGTTCACACACGCACCGGGACCCTTGAGGCGGTCACATCGAACCCTCGCGCGCTTGAGGGTAGCCGCCCCAGCTTCACGATCTTGGACGAAACGCAAGAGTGGATCGAGAGCAACCGCGGTCTAGAAATGGCGGCCGTGATTCGCCGCAACTTGGCGAAACTCGGGGACGCCCGCAGCCTTGAAACGTGCAACGCACACCGTCCCGACGAAGGGTCCGTGGCCGAGTTGACCTATCTCGCATGGCAAGCAGCCGACGGGAATCCCCACGGGCTGATGTACGACTCGCTAGAGGGTCCCCCCGTTGAAGACCTCGGAGACCTCAACGCATTGCGAGCCGCGCTTGACGTGGCTCGCGGCGACTCGACCTGGCTTGACGTGGACCGCCTCGCGGCGGAGTGCCAAGACCCCGCGACGCTCGCGTCTACCGCTCGCCGGTACTACCTCAATCAGATCGCGGTCGCTGAGGATGAAAGGTGGATGGATCGCGAACTGTGGGAGGCCGCCGCCCGTCCCGACGTGCGTATTCCTCAGGGGGCACAGATCACCGTCGGATTTGACGGCTCGCGGACCGGCGACTGGACCGCAGTCGTGGCGTGCTGGATCAAGAAGAACGGGACTCGCCACATTGACGTCGTGCAGGTGTGGAAGCCGAGCGGCCCTGACTCCCCCGTGCCCGTGCTTGAGGTGGAGAACGCGATCCGCGTTTGCTTTGAGCGCTGGTCCGTGCGGGAGGTCATCGCGGACCCGACCTACTGGGCGCGCTCGCTGGAGATTCTCGATAACGAGCACCGCGGTCGCATCGTCGCCTACCCACCGCAACGCGTCACAGCGATGGTCCGCGCCGCGGAGCAATTCGCCCAGGCGATCGCGACCGGCACGCTGACGCATAGCGGGGACGCGGATCTAACGCAAGCGGCGCTCAACGCCGTCGCGAAGGAAACGCGTTACGGCTCGCAGCTTCAGAAGCGCCGCCGCGCCGAGAAAATCGACCCGCTGATCGCCGCGGTGATGGCTCACGAGCGGTCCGTCTACCACCAACACAGCGCCGCCCAAGTCCTTACAGGCGATCAGATCCTCTACGGCGTCGATCTAGAGACACCGCTCGACGTGCTCCGCCAGCAAGACGAACTCGCGGCGGCGGAGGAAGACCGCGAACGCGCCGAGGCGCTAGCAGTAGTCGAGCAACTCAAAGCGATGGTGGGCGCGTGAGCATCGTCCGCAACATCGTGAAAGAGGTCCGGCCGGACCCGAGCGAGGGTCTGACCCTTGAGGGGTTCGCGCTGAATCTGGTCCTCGCCGGGACGCCTGAGAAGGAGATGCTGGCTCTGCTCTCGGCCCGAGCCAAAAAGCTTGAGGCGCAGCGCGCAGCGGAGTGGCAGTCGCGCGAGAAGTTCGCCAAGGCCGCCGAGAGGCGACAAATGAGGATCGACGGTGCTCACGCGGCCGTCGCTCGCCTTTGGGTCGTCCTTGGTTGGCACGAGGGCTCTCCGGATGACAGCGGGCCGGTCTTCTCGGTCAATGCCCCGTCTTCACCCCTTTACGGCGAGCGGCCACGTAGCCGCCTCGATATCGACTGAACGACAGGAGAAAAACACGATGACTATTAGGACCCCCGACTCGGAGCGCCTGGCCCGTTTGGAACGGCTCTGCGCAGCGTTGGCTTTGCAGGCATACGGAGAGTCAGCCGTCGCAAGCGGGCTCGGCATTACCGCCCGCACGATGCGACTCCGCGCCCAGCAGGATGCGGCCGCGATCCTGAGAGAGCAGGCGCAGCCGGTATTGGAAACGAGGGCCGTAGCGTGAGCGTCGCGGAGCAGGGCAGGAGCGTGGCCGTGCCGACACCCCTGCGGAACCCCGATCAGCTGGCCGTTACGCAGGGGGAAGGTAACGAGATTGCGCGGTCCGTCGTGGAGTTGCTGGCCCGAGTCGAGATGCTTGAGAGCCAACTCCGCGCGGTGGCGAGTGTGTTTGGAGCGGCTGAACTGCTCGGGGATGAGCCGACCGATGGTCGCGGCTTGGGCTACGTCCGCGCCCGCGTCGATCTCGTTGATAAGGGGCGGTGGGGCGAGCACGGTATCGACAGATTTTTGGAAGAGCAGGCCGAGGCTCGCCGCCAGCCGATCTTCGACCCGACGGAGATGGAGGAGGCCGCACTGCGCCGCGCCTACTGGGACGAGGCAAAGAAGATGGGCGCGACGCTGCTCAGCCGCCGCATTGGCGGTCCTATCGAGCAGATCGACTGGCCGCCTGACCTGGCCGACTGGGACGGCCGCAAGCGCGCCGCAGAAGCAAAGCGGCGAGCGCTCGCAGCGGTAGCCGCATCAAAGAACGGAGGCAAGAAATGATTGAAATTCGATCTACCGACGACGGCCAGAGTTGGGAACTCAGCGGCCTAGCGAGCGCGACAAACACTTGGTATCCGGTTACGGATCGCCGCGGCAGCTACCAAGAGCGCATCGCGCCCGGAGCGTTTCGCCAGAGCTTGAGTCAAAACCCGAGGGTCCGACTCTTGGTCGAGCACGACCGCAGCGGGCCGCTCCTGGGACGCACGGGCCGCAACCTGCGGCTCTCCGAGAGTAGTCGTGGCCTAGAGGTCGCCGCGACTCTCGACCGCAGCGACCCGGACGCGCAGTCCGCGGTATCGAAGGTCCGGACCGGGCTGCTCGACTCGATGAGTTTCGCGTTCGGGATTCTCGGCGGGGACAGCGGGCAACAGTGGAGCGAGGACTACTCACGTAGGACTGTGTTGGCTGCGGATCTCGACGGCGGGGACGTTTCGATCGTCGAGTTCGGCTGCAATCCCGCGACGTCAGTCTCGGTCCGCTCCGATGAGTTGAAGGGGCGCGCACTAGCCGACGCAGTCGGCTTCGAGGTCCGCAGCTACGGCGCGAGCGGTATCGCCGTCGCGGAGACACGCGGCGACTACACCGACGCGCAGAAAGCGGCGCTCGGGAAAGAAGGCAAAGCGGTCTGGATTGACGGCCATTGGGCCTACCCGGTCGCGACCAAAGTCGATTTCGATGATGCCGTGCAGAGCATCGGCCGGACACCGGGGAAAAACCGCGCGAAGGTCCGCAAGTACCTGATCGGGCTCGCGAAAAAGAACGGCTGGACCTACCCGAGCACGTGGAACACCGATGGCACGACCAGGGCGGCGCCGCGTTCGCTCGCGTCGCTTGAGGAAATCGAGTTGGAGCTACGGGACCTCGATTTTCAGAGAAAGCAGCGCGCGCACCGCTGGCGACTTCCAGCCCCAACCCCCAAGTCCGGCAACGACGTTGAGATCGCTCGCGCGGTCCGAGCAAGTCAGCGGACCGAGCTTGAGCTTGAACTCGCGATGGCCAAGAGCAAGCGGCGATGAGCGCTAACCCGCTCGACGGCTGGACCCGTAGCCCCGCGGACATGCTCCCGGTCAACTGGTCGCCGCACAGCGTCGAGCAGTTCGTTGCTCGCGTTCGCGAGATGCCGCTCGAAGTAGCCGAGCGCGAACTAAGCCGAATGCTCGCGTCGGCGGTCGTGACGAAAACCCGCCCGGATTGGGTCAAAGATCGCGGCGCCCCGGCCTACCTGCTCCTGGGCGACGGGATCGCGCTACCTCTCCGCCGCAACCATCTCGGGGAGCTAGTCGCAAGCACGGTCCTTACGACCGCGATGCCGGCGTCAGACGAGGACCGCGAACGCGAGAACGCCTGGCGGCGCACTTCTCGGGCTGGAAAGCGAGCCTCCCGCCTCGCGATGAAACACGACGGACGACGGCCGGCCTACTTGCCGAGCAAGGACGACGACGCGTGACGCTGAGGATGCTGCTGCTACTCGTGCTGCTCTTTGAGTTGGTTCAACTCTGGGGAATCTTGCTGCTGCTAGTCCTACTCAGAATGTTGGATTGAGCTGCGCTTCTCAAGTTTT